CTCAAGGCTTGGAGTCTCAAGGCTTGGAGTCTCAAGGCTTGGAGTCTCAAGGCTTGGAGTCTCAAGGCTTGGAGTCTCAAGGCTTGGAGTCTCAAGGCTTGGAGTCTCAAGGCTTGGAGTCTCAAGGTATCAATATAGGCATGGTTTTTGAAACGGCATGGTTTTTGCCGATCTGTCTAACTTTTAGACAACTGTCCAAAGTTTAGACAACTGTCTAAAAATTAGACAGGGGTAACCACCCGTTCCCCAGGACTCTCAGATAATCCTAGGATAATTCTAATTTTTTTCTGGCTAGGTTTTTGAGAGTATGAGAGTCGAGATCTCAAATGATAAATAAAACAATCAATCTTAAAAAAAGATCAATCATGGCTAAGATTGAGCGCAATAAAAAAGAGATAAAAAAGTTATTAGATCTAATAGATTTCTCTAAAAAATCTCAGAAAAATTTTAATGAATTTGTGGATAAAGATTTGGACCTAATCGAAGATTTTGTATTAGAAGCTACCCTAAAAAAAGAGGTAGATAGATATAAAACTAATCAGGAAAAATATATAAAAGGCGCTGTGATTGCTATCGTAAGTAAGTCACTTGAGATCAGTGAACTCTATAAACAATATCGAGAAATAAAATAAAAATTTCTCAGCGCATTCATTCTGTAAACGGCCATAGATTGCCGCCCCTTAAAAATTTATTCACGCCTGGAAATGATATGCCCTACCTTATAATATCTAGTTGGCTCTGTAGCTCAGTGATAGAGCGCCCATTAGATGACGATCACATGGGAGGACATAGGTTTGAATCCTATCAGGGCCGCCAATTAATGTGTAATTCCTAAATGGTTTTTAGTCTCTGAGGCTATCTTTACTTTAACTTTAGTAATTCTCATATCCAATTGAATAAGATCTTTATAAACATCAGGGCAAGTATTTTTTATCATGTTTACCCACTCTTCTAGGCTTTCAATACTATCCCACAATAATACATTTTCTAATACTGAGCCCATTTTCTTATCAGCTAAAAGTATTAAACTTAGATATCCTTTATTGTGTCCTGCTAAGAATTCATCTCCATTCTCATTAATTAATTTTAGTATTAATTTTTCATCGGGCGCTAGTTTATATAAATTCATTTGCAGCATTTCTGGAAAACATCTCCGCCGTATTTTAATTTTCTACCTGCTAATACATAAGGCACTGTATCTTCACGATAACGACTCCATTTATATCCATGACCGTAACCGCCCATCGAGTGACCTACACCTTCATGGCCGCCTAGTGTTGAGGCCCATTCGCAGTCAGAAATAGACTCATCAAAATAGGCATTATTGAGCATTACTTCATGGACAATACCGTTTTTAGTTTGTCTGCCTCCTACGTATGCGGAGGCAATTGCTGAAGTCTCATTCATGCTTCTATAGTACATTATGACAACAATATTACCTGATAGACTCTGCAAATGATTTACTACCTCTTCATTAGTTCTTCCATTCGTATTATTAAGCTGGCTTTCCAGCATAAAATCCCTAAAACAATCGCTCTGAATCGTTCTATTAGCAGCCTCTTGAGCATGGGCAATGATCTCCTTCTCTTTTTCAGTAGCGTAGCCTGGCTTTGGTTTAAATTTTATTCCTGTTCTCTGACACCCATCGGGGCCACAAATATTGTCTGATACGGGGCTTACCGTGGGTAGTGGAATAGGTATAGTTTTCCTCTTACCTGTAGCCATGAGACCCATTAATAATATAAATAGAATTCCAGAGTAAACTATCTTTTGCATTAGAGCCAACTTTCCGGTGCCCATTTGCCAAACCAAGGGCACTCTTTTAAATAATGATTTTGATACATATATTTAGGAGTAATGCCTCTAGCCTCCTGTGTTTTAGACCAGAATTTAATTACAGCGCGAGTGAGCCTATATCTTTTCATAACTTTAAATGTAACCCATAGCTTATTGTGCCCACTAAACTCACCTTTTTTTGTGAAATATAAATGGAATAATACATGAATAGAGTAGAGGATTTGTAAAACTAGGGGGAACCCTTTACCGATAGACGCTTTTAAATACGGGTAGAAATAAAAAAACCTAAAAAAGTTTGCGCGTCTCGAGCCGTTATAATTATAGTTTCCATAATTACTTTTTAAATAATTTAATACTCTACTGCATACGCCTGCGGGCCTCATTGACTCTATTACTCCCATGATATCGTCATGACTGGCGGCCTCTGAGCCAGGGTATGTAGTTATTAATCCTGGTTTAACTTCACAATCTTTTAAGAACTCCATATAGGAAATATAAAACTCATTGAATGCTATTATTACATCGTTGTGTATTAAAATTTTAAAAACCACTGCAAAATATAAATGAGGATTTCTATGGATGCCAACTAAAGGGAGCCCATATCTAGTGTCCATTACGTTTGAGGATTTTAATTCTTCTAATATTAAATCACTATCCATATTATTATTATTATTTTAAAGCCCAGTTTGTTAATCTTGTAGATTCGTTAGCTATTTCTGTGTGAAAGAACTGCAAAGTCTTAAATAAACAACTTACTAAATTTATTATGATAAATAAAAAAGTAGCGGCTATAAGTAGAACAATTTGGGCTATAGAGTTTATCATAAGTTTAGTTACTTTATCCATATATTAGCACCTTTACTGCTGGAAATTTCCTGTTTTGTATTACTTCATTTCTGTCTCTAGCCTTATTCATCCACTCTATTTTTGGCTGTAGGCTATCACCCTTTTTAAACTTATAATCAAACTTACCTGTAACGGTATTGTGGCAACAAACACACAGAGCAATATGATTAGCCGTTCTTTTAAAGACATCTTCTCTCCCCTTGGACGGTTCGATGTGGTCCACTACCCTGGCCTTCTCTCCACAACAATAGCACTCTTTATTTACTTCAAGAAACCTGGCTCTAAATTGTTTCCAGTGCTCTTCTCCATGGAGTTTTTGGTCTCTGTCTCTTTGGAGATTGATTTGTTTTGGCTGAAAAGCTCCAGTTGTTCGGGAGTGTCTTGGCTTGTAGATTTTTGGCTCGCCCATTTGTCTAATCTCTCCATGTAATCTAATCTAATTTTTTCCCCTATATCTCCATACTCTTTTAAAACTTCCAGAAGTAGTTCATGAGAGTCCCCTGCTTTTTTTAGCATCATTAAATATTGTGATGCCATACCCGTGACTTCTTTAATATGAGATTGCATCAATGGTATTAAACCATTGGCCTCCATAAGTTTTTTTATTTTATGGAATAGAGCCTCTCTAGTACATAAAGTATCTAATGGATGAATATAACTACACATAGGACAAGGGCCGCCCTGTTTACGTTGAACAATATCCTGCAAACTTGTAACTACTCCGCTCATTCTTCTTCATCCTTAGCTTCTAGTTTTCTAGTTCTTTCTGCACGTCTCTCTAGCTCTACTAGAAAATCCTCTTTGGCTTTTTTATCCTCCGCTAGTTTTATTAGATATTTATTATATAGTTTTTGATCTTCTTCTAAAATCTGTTTTACGTGGGCTAAAGATGCTATTTTGCATTTATCGCATTTCACTAAAAAAGATTTTGCTGGCCTTTGTTCTACGGCATCTTGTTTTGTTTTACCTCTAGGAGTACACAAAAATCTATAGAAGCCTTGCTCATCCATAACCGCTGAATGATCTACTTTAGAGTCTACCCTTGTTTCTTTTCTCGCTAAATTTTCTATTACTTGCATGGAAGTGAGCCTCCCATCGAAATTTTAAGTTGTCAACGTCTCAGATTTTAAAAACAATATCTTTTCTGCTTCGCGTCTTCTTACTAATCCTTTTAATATTCTGCCATTATCGTAAACCCATTTAGAAAATTCTTTTGAAATAATTTTTATAGGCGTAGGGCCATTTAGTAGTTTAAGCATTGTGGATTTTTGAAATGCGTTTACTCCGACATTGAATACAAACATAACTAAAGCGGAGAATTGATTGTCAGTGAGTTTTCTTTTCACGAGTGAATCTACTGCTGCCTCAAATACTTCTAAATCTCTATTTAAAAGCTCTATTGCCTCTTCTTCGGTTATTCTTTTACCTTGATAGACATCTTTACCCGTATGGCCCCATCCGATAGTCCATACACCGCCGCCGTCATCGTAGGCGTTTAATTGGAGGGACTCAAACTCTTTTAGTAGGGCCAAGCCCTCTTGATTTATTTTTCTCATAAAATTAAAGGGCCTATCTAATCATAAGCTAGACAGGCCCGTAAAATATCTTACGACGAGATCGTAGATATTTTTTTCTTAGATCGACGCACTTCTCGTAGAGGTTTTTTATGTCTCTTGCGCCGATAAGAATTTATATAAACTGGAAACTCATTGGCATTATGAATTGAAATATTTTTTATTTGCACGGATTCGCCTGGGTTTAATCTAGTACCCGATGTTTCTTTAGGCTCTTTAAGTTGTTGAATCAGAATCATATTAAGTAGCTTTATCTATCGTTTGCATTTTTTCTTCAAGTACATTCCAAATTTTTTCATCCTGTGGGCTACCCATAATCCTGTGCACCGTTCTAGGGTCTTTCTCTCCTAATGCCCTAGTCCTATTAATTACTTGAAAAATATCGCCTGGAACCCAGGCTGGGTCATTTAAAACGAGATCTCTAGCCCTAAATAAATCAGCGCCCTCTTTCAGTGAGCCTATCGTGGCGCATAAAATATTTAGTTCTCCGCTTTGAAATTTATTTACCATATCAGCTCGCTTACTTGCTGGCATCGAGCCCGTCACTGCTGGGACTTTAAAGTGAGCTGCTATTTTCTCTATAGGCTCTCTGTGATCAGAGTATACAAGACAGCAATCTACTGACTCCATAAGATTCTCAACATATTTAATCGTGAACGGAACTTTTTTAACGGCAGCATTTCTTTTATGCTCTGGGAGTACAGAGTTAACTCTCTCGTCTCTACCTCTATTGTAGTCGTATTCGTCTTCTTGATAAAAATAATCCTGAAACGCTAAGAGTAAATCTTTGTCATCAATATCAGAAACAAGCGTATCTAAATAGCTTATTGGAGGTAGATCTTCTGGCCCTGCTTTAATTCTTATATAGACATCTTTTAGCCAGTGTCTTAACTCTTCTTCATTTTTAAGTCCGAAGTATTTTGTAATTGGCATTCTCCAGCCATTCATTTGCACCTCATATGTCTCTGAAAATGAAAACCTATCAGCAAAGCTTATCTCATCGGGATATTCGTCTAAAAATTTAGCATCTTTAAATTTAGGATTATAATAGGCCAATGCCAACAATGAATAAAATTCTTTAACTCTGTTTTTAATTGGTGTTCCAGTTAACCCATAAAAATATTTTAGAGAGTTCTCATATAGGGCTCTATGAAAAAATTGTGTGCGTTTAGCGGCCATGGATTTTAAATTGTGAATCTCATCAGCTATAACTACGTCGGCCCATTCAAATAAGTCTTCAGCCTTTTGCACTAGATCGTAAGATATTACAACATAGTCGGTATCACATACGTGGTAGATATCCGCGCCCTTTTTAAAAAGAGTTACGCTAGCTTTTGGAGCCCATTTGTTTATTTCTTTTTTCCAATTAAGTAGAAGGTAGGCAGGGCATACGACAACGCAATTTAGTTTTAATTTCTCTCTGAGATAGATTGCTGATCTCGTTTTCCCTAATCTTGGGTCTGCGCAGAGAAGCGAATAGGGGTGAGCCTCACCAAAGGCAATCATTTCTTTTTGCTTTTCAGTGAGGCTCGGTAGTTTCATACTGGGCCGTTCTTTTGTCTCGCGTATGGAGAACACCGTTTAATCCGCCCGTATCCGTATATCGGTATCACGGAACCCAGCATAATTACTTTTTACCCTTCATGCGTTTAGCTACTTCCTTGCTAAATGAAGAAAGGACTTCTCCGTTCTCATCTAAGAAAGGCTCTCCCTCTAGCTCTGTAGAGATCGTTTTGACTAACGCTTTTAGTTTGTCCGATTTCCTGTAATCAGGATTTATAGATCGGACAATTCCTCCGAATACTTCTTTGTGTTGCTCGAGATCGCGGTTGTATTCTTCTGGACCTTTTTGTCTAGTTTTTTTGCCGCCTTTACTGGAGCTACTACCTTTTTTGGCTGGCTTTTCTTCTTCGACTTCGTCTTCATCGGATTCGTCGGCATCACTGTCAACGTCATCACTGTCTTCACTGTCTGAGGTTTCATTGTCCTCATCGCTTTCGTCATCAGCTCCTGAATCGTCTTCTGAGGTATCTTCTTCAGATTCATCTTCGTCGTTAATAGTATTGGACTTACTTTGTTTACTTGGTTTTCCATTTTTTCCTGCTTTCTTTTTTGTTAGTTCTTCATTTTCTTCTTCTACAGTGCCTTTAGCGCCGAGACCTTCATTAATTTGAAGTTTTAACTCTCGTAGCACTTTTACTCCATCTTCTCCAGATTGGACATTAGCTGCTAGAGTTCCCTCCTCATAATTAAAGTCGCCTGTATTTATACGAACGGTCACTTTTGCTTCTGTTATTACTGATTTCATTTTATCTCCTAAAATAGATCGGTTTCTTTTTCTACAATCCACTCAGTCTCATGACTAAGTGGTTCCGCTTCTCTTAAATAATCTACTGACTCCCAGTTAGCCGCACTCATATCTGCCATTCGCTTTGCAGCGTATGACCACTTAGCGCGACCGACTAGAATATTAGACTCTGAAGCCTTCCAAGATGCAGCGATGGGTATTTCCTTAGAAGCAAATATCCAAATGAACTTAGAAACTTCTGGTTTCAATAGTGAAAACATATCTAAGTAGAGTGAAGCTGATAGATCGTATTTATATTTACTGATAGACCCTCTCACACTGTTACTTTGAGTAGCTTTTCCACTTGTAGATTTTAGATCAGAGATGAAAGTATCTCCCAGGCAGTCAGCTCGAACTTTCACAATCATTTTAAAACCCCTTGATGGAATCTTTTTAGTAGATGCCCACCCGGTTTTAGTTAGAACTTTTCCATAAAAGGGAGCATAAATCTCGCTCCCAGATATTAGAAGTTCATTGAAAAGTGAAACCTCTGGCTCGCCCTTTAGAAACTTCATTGACGTAGGGGAATCTTTAACTGCTTTGATCATTGCATCGCCAACTTCTACTTGTTTTGACGTTACAATAGTCTTACCTTTATTTTTCAGTTTAAAAATGTCCCAAGCCTTGCCGTATCTAACTTTACCATCAAATACTGCAATCTCTTTTGATACTTTATGCGGCTCTAAAACTCCCGTATGGAAATAAGTGCCAGTGTCCATCGCTTCAGTGACTACTTTATCGCCCTCTTTTTTGATGTACTTTTTTATAAAGGTATCTTCATCGTCAATGATGTCTTTAAATTGAGTGGATGACCATGTACCGACTGAGCCGTGATAAGCCTCATTAGACATATTACGAATCAATCGGTGCAGGACTGGCTTAGAAATCGTCTTCATCTTCAGACTCTTCTTCGTAGTCCTGATCGTCTTCAGACTCATCGCCGTCGAGATCTACTTCCACAACTTCCATTGTGTGAGCATTCTGGCCAGCGTAATCTCCGCCTTCCATTTCTTTGGAACCGTTGTAGGTAACCTGGAAAGCAGCACCGATTTCTAATTGCTCCATACCTTTATCAAACTGACCTGCGGTATTTAAGGTTAGACGTGTACCCTCTTTAAGACGTTTCATTTCTTTCTTATCAGAGAAAAACGGCTCAATGACTTCTACAATCCAATCATTTTTATTTTTGGCTTTTCGGTTCTTACTTGTACCGATTAATTTTGCTACAAGAGAATCTCCCTCATCCCATTCCTTCCATGCTCTATACTCAGTTTTTACACCGGATAAAGTGCGCTTTGCTTTGTATGTACGTTTTTGTAACGCCATGATTGCTTCTCCTATTCTACTGTTTGAAGAGCCGATTTAAGGCCCTTGTTTGTTGTTTTAATACCTCTTTCAGTGAAGAAAGAAGTTCTCGGGGCTTGCCCCAATATGGTGCAGATCATTTTTAATCCGCCCCAATACCGTTCAATACTTCCAAAAGTTCTACCGCATTCGCTTTTAAATACCCATGTCCTATGGAGATGCGGCCCGTAGCTATCAGAGCTAAAAATTACCAATGGCACCCTGCCTGGCATTCCAATATTAGCCTGATCTAACATATAGCGAATTTGTCCTTCATCTAGTTCAAGTTGATTTGGTTCCATTTATCCTCCTAAAATAAATCCGTTTCTGATTTGTTAAAATATTTTGAAAATCTGTCGTACTCAGATTGTGCCCTTCCATCGATATAAAGACGTGAAACTGGAATCGTAATACCTTTAACTTTTATCTCGCCCTTCTCAGGGAAACATGGTCCCCATGCTTTTGGGTCTAGTTTAATTTGATTTGCTGCTGCCTCAAATTCTGTATCCTCAAAATAAAACCTAAAGGCATCTCTCATCGAGTCCATCAGAATTTTTATATGATCTAATTGATTTTCATTTGCTTCTCCATAGATAGCGTCATGTAAAGTATAGGTAATTCTAATACCTCTACTAACCGCTATGTCCACAGCTTTTCTCATGATACTTGCTCCAGCGCCTTGCACTGGCACATTCCCCACTGATCTAGCGTTGTCATTATCTAACCATAAAGGCCATCCATCTAAAGTTTTAAACGTGATACCATCTCTCTCGTAATCTCTAATTGTGTCTTCTCTCCAAGAAATAAAATCTGGAAATAGTCCTTCAAATATATCAATGAGCCCTTGTGCTTCATCCTTGGAGTAAACTCTACCAGTATCCGCAGTTAATTTTTCACTGAGACCATATTTAGTCATCATGAATAAAATCCCAAGGGTAGTAGATTTAAACATATCTCTAATATCTGAGTGAGTTTTCTTTGTACCGTCTTCAGGTATAGCCCCAGCTCTTTTACCCATATAAAGATACGGGTCGCCTGAGAGGTAGGCTTTAATCATTTCTTGATCACCTGATAAAAGTGCCGCTATAAAAAATTCTTGTTGTCCGTAATCAATTCCAAATAAAAATTTTCCTTTTTCTGGTTCTACTAGTGCCCTCATCCATGCTGGCTTTAGAAACATAAACCCTGTAGCTGCTGGCTGAGACCTGCCGGATTGAGCCCCATAAATATTCATATATGGTCTCACTCTTTTATCCGGTCCTACACTATCCCAAAAAGATTTCTTTTTTGAATTTTTATCTGGCTCAGAGAACCCATATAAGGATTGTTTTAATTTTAAAAACCTGAGCATTTGAGCCCCGAAATTTCCTCTAGGATAGTCGTGTCTATATTGGAAGTGTCTTTCAAATGCTTCAAGGCTTAAGGATAATTGCTCTTTTTCTGTAAGCATCCAATTTGAGTCGCTATAACCATTATCTACTAACCATTTTCTTGTGATATTTTGATTCCATGAAAACTTCTGAGTCTTTCGGTGCCATTTAAATGGTTTGAAATTGAATTGACTATTAATATCTCTTTGGCATTCAGCTAGGATTGATGGAATTTTACTAGAGAAATTTTTAGTAGCCTCATAGTTGATCGGGTAGCCTATGGATTCCATGATAGCTGTGTGAGCTGCGTATCTGCCTCTCCAATGAGCCTCTTCGAAATACTCCTCCCAATCTACATCTTTCATTTTTAATTCGTAGAAATGTTTTAAAATCTCTTCAAAAATCCTAGGTAGAAACTCTACATCGAGAGCATTGTATTTTAAAATTCGTCTTCTCTCTTCATCAGTAAACTTTTTGGGGTCAGAGATTATTAAATTCCTACAATTTGTTTTTTCTTCGGTGTCTCTGATCTCGCCTGTGAGTTTATATGTAGCTTCTGCAAGTGAATGAGTAGGTTTAAATCCTGCTTTATCTTCTTCAGTGCGCTCCCATTTTGGAGGAGGCTTTTTAGTATATTTAACTACTCCGTTAACTAATTGTTTGCCCCAATTTAGTTCGTCATTATGGTTAGAAACCATTTTGTATTCTAAATATAGATCTAACCACTCAAAATCTAGTGGGTTTAATCCTAGAGAATAAAAACACCTTGCCTCTGCTACGCAAGCATAGCCCATAATGTATTTATATTTTTTAAGGTGAGAGATTAATTTTTGTTTTTCTTCTTTAGAATTATGAAGCCAGAATTTTTTAGTCTCTTTGGTTTTTAGATCGTGAGTTACACAGGAAACTAAATTTACTTTTTCATGAGTGAGTTTATTAAACTCAAAGTCTAGCAGTAAATAATTTTCAAAATTTATTTTCGGTAGCTCGGTTCTCACAAAACTTTCCTGTTCTTTTTTTAATCTGCTTGTGTGAGACTTTTATTCATGACTAGAAAGTTGTCAACGACTAAAGAAAATAATTTCTCGGAGCATGACATTAAATTTTTATTTAATGAACTTAGAAAATCTTCGATCATTTGGTCTGGCAGAAAAGAAGTGCTGCAATCTTGCAGACGTAAAGTTTTTATAAGACGTGCTAAGAATGGTAACGCAGTTTATAAATACGAGTGGCAATGTGCTAAGTGCAGCAAATGGACGCGCAACGAAAAAGAAATGGAAGTTGATCACATTGTCGAAATAGGGGGCGTTAGTGAGTTTAATGGAGATTGGAATGAAACTATTAAAAAGATCTTTCCTAGACCAGTTTTGGAGCACCTACAGGCATTATGTATTAGCTGCCATCTTAAGAAAACCCGTCTTTACGCAAGTGCTAGGACAAAATATATAAGAAAGAAGCCTATTTCTTAGATGTAGCTTCTAGTGCTGCGTCAATGGTTTTAAATAAATCGTCAAAAACTCCTACAGTATCTTTGCAGCTTCGATTATTAAGACAATTTTTTATAACCACCATTTTTAGTTTGGCCCAATCTTCTGAAAGTAAAACTATCCCACGTTTTTTCTTCTCATCCCACTCTAGTTTTGGGATGCGGCCCTCTTGTTTAGATATTGTATTTACGTAATAACCGTCCCCAGAGGCAGGGAGAGTAATATGCGCTCTAAAATCTGGAATTTGAACAGTAGCGCATCCACTAAAAAATAAAATTAATGGCAGTATTTTATATATCATCTAAAGACACTGTCTGGCCGCTTAAATGATGTGTAGAATCCTTCAAGAACTGTATTTGGCCGTTGAAAACATACGAGTGACAAACATCTTTTATTTTATTTGCTTCATACTCCCTTAATAAAATACTTGGAGTAAATGTAGGCTTCTTTGGATTTCCGTTGTAGCCCCATTTTCCTGGGACTTCGTCTCCAATATTAGTGGGGAGAATGTGAGAATTTCGACACCCTGGGCATACAAAGCCTATATAATTTGCAGGGTAACCTATGTAGTGTTGTACTTTATCGTTCATTTTCGACCTCTAGTCATCTTTGCAAATTTTCTAAATTGTTCAATAACTTTATCATCGATTTGTTTGATTTCTTCTGGGGTGAGATCTCTACCAGTAGATCTAATATTTTCTACTAGCTTTAGTGCTGAGTCTATGGAGCCATCAAAGTTAGATTTCTCGGCAGCGATTAAAAGTTTCTCGGCCCCGATGTTTAAAAGAACTACTCCCATGGATGCTAGTGTTGAGAATATTTTTGAGAATATTTTGAATAAAATTTTTCCAGGTATTCCCGTCGTCAATCCTAATAATGCTGGGTTAGCTGACATTGCCGCTATAAGGATTGCAGCACTGGCATTTCCAATCCCAGTAAAATTATGCTTAGTGGATGACGACGGGATTTCCATTACTCTGATTTGATTCCGAGTAAATTTTTAAGAGCGACGATTGCAGCGTCATCCCATTTAGCTTCTGTTTTCGCTGCTAGTTTTTCAGCAATGACGAAAATATCTGTTTGTGCAGATAGGGCTACGCCAGCTTTAACTTGAGCCATGCCGCCTAAGTCTTGTTCTTTATTGTAGTTAAGTGCAATAACTACTTTTCCTTTTGAATCTACATCGACAAACATTTTACCTGCGCCGTTGTCGAATTCCTTCTCGAATTCGTTTCCTTGAAGCATTTTATTCTCCTTTTTTAAGAGTGGACTCTAATTGTCCTACTCGGTTTGTTAGGCCGTCTAGCCTATCTCCATGACTTGATAAAATCTTTGACTGTTTGGCAAGATCTTCTTTCAAGGCTGTGGAAACATTGTCAATAGATGTAACTAGCATTTCAAAATTAGCTCTTATTTCTTTTTTCATTCTACCTGAGTGGATTAAAGCCGCCAGAGAAAATATGAAAAGACTTTTAGTGAATTCATTTTTAGATGAATCAGATAGATGGGATACTATTGCTTCTATTGATTCAGGGCTAAATGCATATGCTCCAGCAGATATAAGAGTTAAAGCCAAAGAAAATAATCCTAATTTTCTATTCATGTTAGCCCTCCTGTGGCTATTGGTTTTAAGGCGCTTCACACTCGTATATTTCTGAGCCTATTCTTTTGCAGTTCTTCATTATTATTTTTGAAGTTCCACAAGATGTTAGACCTATTAAAAATATAACTAATAGATATTTCATTTAGTTTCCTACCTTAGTTATACTGAAATAGACTAAAGATGCACTTGTCTCACCTGTGGCATTTTCTAATTGTGCCCTAACTACTTGCCCAGCTCTAAGCCTATCTACATAGGTGGCTTCTACGTTACTTCCATTTGCACCGCCGCCTACAATAGCTCTTTTACCTTGTGCGTATGTTAAAGAAGCTGGCGCTGTAGTTAATCCGGTCCCATCAATTGATATTCCCCAGTAACCAGCAGTAGAGGGAGTTCTATCACCATAGACGATACTATATACACCGTCTTGTAAAATTGTGACTGACATACCAAGTGTAGCAGAATCTGTGTAAGAGTATAATGAACTGTCTATATTTTGTTGCGTAGTAAATCTTCTAACAGTTGTATTTGTAGAGCCTCTACCATTACCCCCGTCTAAATAAATTGTACCGCCAATCGCTCCTACTTGGATTGGAATAGCTGGCTCTGATACAATGACATCAAAATACGCTGTGGTGATCGCTGAGCGTGCCCCGCCCGCTGTAGGTATATTAACCCCTAGATTGTTATTTGTTACCGATGAAGTTGGCGCAATAGCATCGATAAATAATACGCCTGTAGTTGGGTCATAGGCTACGTTTGTGCCAATAACAACCGCATCCACAGATGCAAAAGATTGAGATTGATCGATGTTAAATGTACCTGTTCTACCTGTTCCACTATATCCCTCAATTAAGTAGGTTTTATTTTTACCGATGAATATTTCATATCTACTTATATTAAATGTACCTGAGCCAGCAGTTGCATAGTTGAAAGCACCTAGAGCAATACCATTTGCTGTACTTGGAACTGTATTTGGGGCTGTATCTGTTCCCGAAGTAGAACTCGCTCCTTTTTGATAGCTTCTATATTCTCCCAAAGCTACTGGAGTAGTAGTTACCCTTGTTCCGTTAGCTAGATAGTTTGATATTTTAAATGTTGTGCTCTGTGTGATAGGAGAAACTGTTCTCTCCGTTGTACGAATCGATACATATCTACCTGAAATAGTATTTGTATCCTCATCTTTGTATTCAATAGTATCTCCAACTTCCATATCTACTTGAAAAGTTGGATAGGTACTAGAAGAAGAGTTATTTACCTCCATTGGTATTACACCTTGTGAAACTCCATTATAGTAAGGCGTGATACTTGTTGCGCTAACTACTCCTCCAGAGTCCTGGTAAGCAACAACGGTAGCTTCTACGGATACTTTTCTAACGGCTGTAATTAGTAATCTCTTAGTTGTTGGATTTGTTACTGTGATCTCACCCTGTAGTGTATTCTTAGATACAGTGCCTATTCCAAGAGACCCACCACTATTTAAAAATGCTAAATAAGATCTACTTGTTGTAGTTTGGCCGTAAGGATTGATGTCTGGACTAACTTTAATATCATCAAATACTAATGTTACTGCTGTGGCACTAGTTGAAGCGAAGTAAATACCGATTCGATATTGTTGATTTGCTGGTGTAGATGCTGATGCAGTTGTTGGAAACACTGCCGATATTGTCCCAGTTGTTCCAACTATATCATTATTGAAAGGTGTAATTAAAATTGAGTTAGTTACGTCATAAATAAATACTTTAACATCTCCCTGGACAATAGAGCCCGATGTAACTCTAAAAGGGATTTGAATGGATGTATTTTTAGATTGATAGGCAGGAGGCACATTTAATAGACAAGATGTAAACTGTCCTTGAGCATTATTTGCGCTCTTAACAATTTTTAAAGAGCCAGTGCCATTTAAAACTTCTCCTGATATAGTAGTCCTACTTTGAGTTAAAAAACTAGCTGTGCCTCCAGTTAAATCTACTGGAGTCGTAGCTGCAGCGTCTGCCCCTGTAGTCCAATTACCTACTGATGCTTCAATGTCTGAGTTATCGGGATTGTCGTTACTCCATGTAGTGCCTAGAGTGAGTAAATTTACTCCTCCAGACCCTGACCCCATGTCTTTATAGTTAGTCCCATCATTGGAGAACTGAAGTTTACTTGTAGAATTGTTCCACTTAATCTTTGGGTTAGCCGAGCCTGAGCCTTTATTTAAGATAATTGTTTTATCGCCAGCCGCTGCTTTACCGATTTGAAGCTGATCATTTGGAATAACTTGAGGGGCCGTAACCGCATGGGCTTGTCCCAATAAACAAAAAACTAAAAATAAATTAAATAGTGTCTTCATAATTACTCCGATATATTATCCGAAATTACGCTGTTCGGTGTTGTGTTGTTATCGACTACGTCATTAGTGCAAGTCTCAAATCTATTATCTTTAATAAAGTGATAATTAAATGTATCTGCAATTGAAATAGCTGCTGTAGTGAATCCCGAGAATCTGCCATTTCTAATTTTACAGCCAGAAGCGCCTATTGATATTCCCGTCGTTGCAGAGCCTTGAGTAAAAGTTACTCCAGGCATAAATACAATTTCAATATTGGCTAGAGTTATGGATACCGTTGCATTTATAGTTTCATTTGCTGTTACTAGAATTCTTGAGCCAGCCGATGCAGCAGCGATAGCAGCAGCTAGAGTAGAATGGGTAGCATAAACTGCAGTGCCTACAATAAAATCAAACCCTGTGTAATCATTTAAACTCTGCCAGCCAGCATTGATGTAAGCTTCAATTTTTTTAGTGTCTGAGTTAGCTCTAATTAATCCTTCAACACCGGATGGTCTCTGAAGAGTAGTTCCGATAGCTAATTGAAGTGCTTTTGTACCTAGTAATTTTACATAACCTAAAACACCGTCTAATCTTAGTAATTCTGTAGCAGCGGCAACTAATCCTAAAAGATTTGCTCCTGGGGAATACCAGCCTGTATCTGTATCTCCTGCTAAAGTTAAATCTGGGGTGCCCACAGTTCCGGCATTTTTAGTTTCTAAAACTCCGGTCATTGTTCCACCGGATTTTAATAGAGCGCCTAGACTTGGAGAGAGGATTGAGCCCAATGAGACCCAAGCTGAGTTAGCCTCATTTCTCATTTTTAAAAGATCGGTTGTTGTATCGACCCAAAACATGAATGGGTACATCGTAGTGGGCTCAGTATCTCCGTAATTATTCCCCACTAAAGCGGCCAAGGCATCATTAATGTCTAATCGGACATTTCTACCCGTATTATTATCTATGATCATATCATGTTGACTCATCTAAAATCTCTCCCTTGGCTCTGTTAAATTATGTTAGTCTTAATCCATACCCTTTTGCAATAACGTAAAAATCTCTTACCACTCTACTGCCTCCTGAATTTCTAAATGAAATATCAAAGCCAGTAGTTGTTACATTAGTAATCACTCTGTAATCTCCTGTATTCCCGTTTTCTTCTGTAATACCTATAGACGGTGCTTCATAAAACTCATGATCGAAAGTTACATGGGTGTCTGCCACTGCGCTGCTAGTCAATTTACCTGAGTTAAAAGTCCGGTCATCCATGTCAATAACAACGCCAAGTTCTCTAATGTAAAGATTATGGTTCGGCTCATCATTAGTGCATATAATTTTAAACTCCGCACCCCATGCGATGTACTCTGCATTTACAATTTTTTTCCAGTCAGTCCAGGTAGGTGATCCCATCGGGTCATCCTGTGTAGTCCTCATGTAAACTTGTGCATCGAGAGCATTTATAGATTCCCCATCCCAAAACGGCCAGTCATCGCAGAGATCTAAGCGTTGATCAATGTAGTTTCCCGTATCGTATGTTTCAAGATCTACATTAATTCTAACTTTAAAAGGCCAAACCCCTCCCAAGTCCATGCTGTCTTCAAACTCATATTCTCCATCGGTGACAATATCTCCCATGAAATCAAAAGAGCCTAATTCATCAATATCTGGAACATCGTCAATTAAAACTTCTGACACTAAGGTGATCGCTTGCTCTTCTTCTACATAGGCCATTCTAGTTAGAACGCCCCCGAAATCTGGGTCCTCTGTGATTGTTTGAACTGTATTTAGTGCGTAGATATCAGCTACATCAGTGATAACTAATTTTTCATTTACAGAATAGTTTCCAGAGGAATCTACAAACTTAATCATGTAGGTCCCAGCTAGAAGGGGGGTTACAAAGTTTGTAGAGTTACCTGTTAGTGCAGGGGTAATGTCGATACCATTAGCCCACATTGGGTCAATAATTCTAGGAGTCCATCTAATTCTAACATATCCTCCTATAATAACATCGAGATCAGTAGCGCGTTTCCATGATAACTGGGCATTGCCTTTACTTGGAATCATCGTGAAATCTTCTACATCTTGAGGAGGCGCAGTTTTACCAACTACTTCATAATCAATAGATGATTTTGGAGATTCTTTTCCTAGAGAATTAATTGCTACAACACTTAAAGTATATAATCCGTTTTGCACATCAGGGATGTCTATTTCATTGTATTGTGTAAGAGGTAAAGTAACTGGGTTTCCGTTATTAAATGAGTATGACACTCTATAATTTGCGGCTAGAGCTACTCTATCCCATGCAAAAGTTATCTTAGTTTTTACATCTATGCCTTCAGCATATAGAGCTTCTGTAACCCTTAAATTTATAGGGGCATCTGGGGCCTCATCTAAAACAGAAGTTGTAAGCTCTTCAAGTGCTAAATTATTTTCTACGAAATCAAATTTACTTGGGTTGTGTTTTAAACAACTAAGTGTATAAGTCCCAGAGCCAGAGTTTTCTTGAATACCTAAAACTCTAAACTTTTGTGGCTCTACTTCAGTGCTTCTAATTAACCACACTGATTGCGTTTGAAGTTGTGTTGATAGAGCCTGAGTGAGTTCTATTTCTCTACCCACAATAGATAAAATATTTTTCTCTTCTATAGTTCCATTAGGGAGAACTACTAGAATAGAGCCCTGAGTGGTCTCATCTATATCTCTATCTATAGTTATTTTTGTAAGAGTAGCTGATTTGATTCTGCCGCCTAAAGTAGTTCCGGCCTTATTTGGGTCTGCTACTTCAATAATATCCCCAGGGACACAGACTAATCCTTCAAGTCCAGTAGAGAATGTAATTATTTCAGACTCGTATTTATTTGTATATAAAAGCCACTTACCGATTCTGTGAGCTTGTCCCCTGGAGGTGCATCCTACTGCTACAATATCAGTCTCAATAATTCCGTAGTCTCTTACGCCGTCTTGATCTTCTACATATTCTACCGTTTGCTGATAATAATTATTTGGGTCATTCCATGTGACTCTTACTGAGGTATATTTAGTTTTTGCTGATGTACCCTGGTATACAAATTTTCCGTCTATTACATTTGATTGATTATAAATATACACTGCATCTTTTGGAGAATCTTGTACTGCAGTGATATTCCCTTCAGCCCAGTAAATCATTCCCCTAAAAACTGAAGCTAAAGATTTTAAAACATCATAGGCTTCTGCTTTACCCGGGAGAATAATATTACAAGTAAATCTTGGCTCTGTATCACCTTGGCCGTCATCCACTAGTTCATCACAGTACCTAGCTATTTCATAAAGAGCCCATTTATTTATTTGGTCCTCAGAAATATGTTTACCTAGTCCATATCTTTCCGAAGTTAAAATGTCGTAGAAAACCCATGCAGGATTATTACAAGCTCCAGTTGAGATTTGAAAAGTTCCATCCCATGTACCAGTGTATTCTCTAGTGATGTCGTTATAGTTTGAAGGGATTCTTATTTTTAATAAATCCATCTCATAGATACGAGAAGGTACTGAACTAAATTGAGTAGCATCAATCTTCATGCCCATGAGAGCAGAGTTAGGATAAGTTATTTTTGCTTCTGATATTTCAGTATAGCTCTCCCAGTAAGTAGAGTTTTGTGTGTATGTATTTGGTGCATCTACTGTGTTTCTTTGAACCCTAATAAGCCAGGGACTAGTTCCATGTAGTTCAATCTTTTTTGTTCTCTCGTATCTTGAAGAGGATTTCCCCAAGATAGTGTCTTCAAGTTTTAAAACCCAGTCCATGTCATCAGCAGCTTTTACATAAACTGCATAAGTGACTGATGTACCTGATACATCTCCAGTAGAAGGGTCTGTGTAAGTTAAAGCAGGTACAGATATTCTAACTCTGAATGCATCTACTTCTGGGTCAACAATAGTTCTAACGATTGCAGTTCCACTTTGTTGAGTGTTACTTGGTTGTGGACCTGTATTTGGGTTACCGTATTTGAACTGGGCGTTTACATTTATCTCTCGCTCAGTAGCAGAGGCATCTGGAATATAATCTTGATCTTGTGTACCTCTTCTTTGCGCCCACTCTACATTTTGAAAGTTATAACTATCATCTTCATTTTGGAGAACTGTTTTATTTAGATAAATTGATTTTGAGCCATTAACTAATCCTACAATCTCTCCCTCACAAATGAGATCTAGGATTTTTAAAAACGCAATAGACTTTAAAGAGTCAGGAGCAATGCTAGGAGTTCTCACTCCGCCGCTATCTCCTCCGCCTCCTCCAGAGCCTCTAATTAGTTTGCGCTCTTTCTTCATTGATCTTCGCCCTCAATGCCAGCAGATACTACGGTAGAGCCTATCATCACTCGGCCATATCCTACGGGCACGGCTCCGCCTTGTCTGGTTACGTTCTCTGGGCCAGAGAAAATAAACGATTGTCCGTTCTCATCTAAATTATCATTTCCATAGTTTTTCTTGGGAGGACTAAACAAAAGTTCAAATACACCTCCTAAAACTAAAACCGCACCTACTTGAATCATGAAACTGCCGATAGGAGATAGAGTTCCAGCACTGAAGTAATTAATAGCTAATCCAGCTCCTATCAATGCGGCTCCTACAAAAATTCTTACTACGGCTCCCGAGCCTAAGATTGCTGGAGCAATTCTAATATCTTCTCTTTGAGATGAGGGTAGAGAAACATCTTCTAGTTTTTTTAGAGAACTATTACCAACAAAAACTTTAAATCCTACTCCTCTAGTGTGTGAGGTAGTTAAATATCTTTTTAGTGCTGGGTAATTTACGCAAAGGGCTTGCACTGCTTCTCCAGCACTTCTAACTGATAGTAAGTGCTCTTTACCGAACAATTTTCCAAGCTCTCCGTATAGAATGACTCTTCTCATTTTTTGTACCTCAATATCATTCTTGTATTCTTTTTTAATAATCCGCCGTAAATCTCTCTACTAGAAAGCCTGTTCATTGTCTGATGAAACACTTGATCGTTTCCGATATAGACGGCGCAATGAGATACGATAGGACCTTTCAAATTCATTAAAATGATGTCGCCTATTTCCAGTGAGCCGTCTATCACTCTATAAAACCCTGCTTTTTCAAAATTATCTATGAATAAATTTTGACCCTTCTCCCACCATAATTCTTCACGTTCAAAATCTATTAAATTTATTCCTAATTTTTCCTTGTACCAGTCTTTCATGGCAGCGTAGCAATCAAAGACACCGTGTTTAAATTTTCTGCCAATCAAAGGAGCTTTATATCCTGTGGGCTCAAAGCCATGCCAATTTTTAGTTTTTAAGGAATATATAAACCAAGGTAAATTAGATGATTCGCACCCTACTTTATCTGTAGGCGTAGGAGTTTCATTTGTGGAAGGATGGGAGTGAACTATTGCTACAATATCTCCGCCGTGTTGATCTACGAAATCCTCTACCGCAATGTAATCTTTTGGGTCTAAAATAAAATCTTCAATAGCTTTAGAGATGTTAGTGCATTTAAAATATTTCTGTTTACCTTTTATAACTGCTACAATCCCACAAGCTTCTCTAGGCAAGGATTCTTTAGCGTGGGAAATGAATTCATTTTTTATTTCTTCTATTAGTTCAATCATCGGGCGACTCCCCTAGTTAGTGCTGTTTCAGGGGATTTACCTTTTTTTAGCCTTCTAGTTATTACTGACCTATTTATGCCTGTAAAATCTACCCATTCTTTTAAATTTTTTGTTACACCAAACGCGGTTATTTTTCTGGAAGTTCTTTTATTTAGACTTTGTTGTCTATTATCGGCCCATCTACAGTTTTTAGGGCTATAATTTTTATTGTTATTAATTCTATCTAATGTTTTCCCCTTTTCTCGCACGCCCATATCATTAAAAAAATTTTCAAATTTGTGCCACCTTAAACAAACCTTTATTCCCCTTCCTCCATAATTCCTATATTTAGGGTAATTTTTATTGTAGCATCTGGTCATCATACTGCGCCAACTATTATTTTCTGGAGACCTACTCATTCCATGAGTCTTATTTTTATTCGCTAATAATTCTTTTCTGAGGCAGCCACAAGATTTTGTATATCCTTTTATAATAGAATATTTATTAAAATATTTCTCAACACCGCAGTCACATATACATAAGAATTTATTTTTTTCCTCTAGTAATTTTTTTAATCTACCATATTTTTTCATCATATCACCTACTAACACCAGGGAACCCCCCGAAATTAATCGGAGAGTTTTCAATGATTGCACTAAATCTATTTTTACAACTTGTTAATCTTTTTCCGCAGCGATCTTGTGTGTAAACTGGGTCATCGGCTGGGACCGCAGCAAGGGCAGTATCAAAATCTGCAATAGCTGTATCTACATCAGCTATAGCATTATCTCTAGCTATCACTGCTGCATCGTAATTGGCTTGTGCTATTGCTAGGGCCGCCTCATCTCTATAGTTTTGAATAATTTTATAAAAGGTGTATAGATTTCCATTTATAGTTTGTTGCTGATAGTAATCTCCAGATTGATATAAAGTCCCCACATCGGCTATAACATCTACATCATTCCAATAAGCTAAAGTAGGGGCAAAAGGGGCAGTAGCTATATAGTATTTTGGAGAGCTTAAACTTATTTGAATGGTCTGTGTATATTGCTCTGCTGCTAGGAGTATGTCGTATTTATCTTCAAGGTCTGCCTGAGCTATCGCAAGTAATGCTTTAGCGTCTAGTACATCTTGATATGCATCTCTCATTGCGATTGCTTCTGCTGAAGCTGGGTAGGGTAATATATTATCGTTCTCATCATAAAGAGGAATTCCCGTGAAGCCGCAATCGGCTCCGCGATAAACCCAAGGACATAAATTTTTCACTACTGTTCTAGCTGGAATTTTTACACCTTGGAGATCGGCAACGGATGCTAGTTCGAATTGAACTATGTCCCTATCTTCAGAAGACTTTCTATCTACATAATAAATGTCATCAGCAAAATAAACTCCTGGGTCTGCATCAGGATTAACATTCCCTGGAAAATTTATTGCATCCAAATATTTAGCTAGAGTTCTTTTTCTTGTAAACTTTGCGCCTAATAAATCTCCATACTGCATGAGAATTATTGTGATAGCACTCATGACGTTTGAGACTTTTACTTGTGGTCTAGGAAATTGGCCCTGGCCTGATATTTCAAAACCAGTTACTTCAATAGGAAATCTATTGTACTCATTGCCTTGCCAAACAATGTTTTGGTTTAATTTATTTGTTCCGGCGTGGAATCTAATTATATCTCCGCCGAGATCGGTAGTGTCTAGCTCGAATAATTCTATCATAGCAGAAGGGTCTAGTTTCTGTATGTCAGAGGCTAAGTTTTCATTAAGGCTCATATTTGTTTACCTTAATTCTAGGGCTCATAAACGCGCTCGAATGTCATTGATAGACTGTTTACATTTTCGCCTAATTTATTTCTTGTCCAATCACTGCAAGTCCATTTAACTTGTTCTCCCCCAGGAGGAGTCCATGTGAAAGCTACTACTCCTTCTCTGTCTCTTAAAAATTCTTCAATATCATCGGCTATAGTATCTTCTCTGGGATTAAAAGTTAAACTCCAAGAAACTTTTATTGGATTCATCCCTTTAGTTTGTCTTTGGACGTATCCGTCTCCGAATTGAACTTTAGTTATATCGGATTTATTTGAGCCTTGCGCATTCCAGTCTGGTAGCCAATAAAATTCATCCATTATGCTAATACTCCTCCAGGGCGTTGCTGCTGTAATATAGTATCAATAGTAACTTGTTTGATCATATCCGCTAATTGTTTTCCTGTTTGACTTTGAGATTTACCAGAAGAGGATACTACCCCATCAGAGCTAATATTAATATTTTGAACTACAGTAACTCCGCCTCCTCCGCCCTCCATTTTAACGGGGATGTTTCTGCCATCAGGTAATGGTACGTAAGCTTCTGGAGTTCTACCTTCCCCAAATATTGCCATTTGAGGGGAGTTAGCTACTCCTCCAGTAGCATATTTGTGCAAAGGCATTGGGCCGCTAGGTCCTACTACTCCCCCGTTAGCAGCAAAAAAAGTTCCAGTAGGCTCTAAGTTACCTCCTGAAAAATTAGGAGCAGGGGCACCTCCGCCTGTTCCTATAAGCCCCATAATACCCCTAGCTATAGGAGCAACGATAGCGGCTCTCACTAGCATCACATTGATGTCATGTAGAACTGCTTTAGTGAAGTTTGCAAAGTTAAATTTTCCGGTCTCAATAAAATCTACAAGTGTATCTGATAAGTGTTCAAATGCTTGTGTAACTACTCTAGCCACACCTTGAGCTAAAGTTCCAACACTCTCTACGAAATCGGAGGCACCTTGATAGAAAGCAGAGCCAGGCTGTAAATCCTCAGCAAGTTTATTTATCTCTTTATGGTATTCTGCTACAGCAATTCTACCTTCCACGAATTGCTCATTAAGAAGAGCTATCTTACTGTTTGATACTTCTCTGTTAAATGCTGCCTGGGATATAGTCCCTCTATTTAATTCTTTTTGAAGGTCTTGAACTTTTAATTTATTTAATTGCTCGTGGTATTTAAAAACATCAAATGCGCCTTCTCTAAACTCTCTTTTTTGTTTAGATAAGTTAAAAGCATCTAGTTTTTCAGTATACTCTTCTAAAGAAATTTTACCGTCATCGTAAGATTTATTTAGCTCTCCTAGAATATCTTTAAGATCTTTTGTTGGTCCTTTAACCTTACTTTGTAGATTAGCTAGAGCGTTTAATTCTTTTTGCATATCTAGTATAGCAGTAGACTTCTTAGGTGCTTCTACCGACTCTGCTATATCTACTTTTAAGTCAGCCGCTCTTTGTCTCAAAGCCTCAATATTATCTTGAGTAAGTTTAAGTTGTCTCTGTATTTCAGGACTAGCTGATGAGCCTAAAAGAGCTTTTCTTATTTTCAATCCATTCTCTTCTAAGTCAGCAGCAAACTCTATGAAGGATATTCTCATTTTTAAAAACAATTTATAAACTTTATCCCAATTCTCCCATACTACTGTAGCTATTCCTGCTAATAGAGTTAGAGCTGCTATCAATGGGTTAGCTACGGTGAAAGCTCTTATTGCTATATATAGATTTTTAAAACCTTCTATGAGTGCAGGTATCCTAGAAAGGGCTAATACGGTTATTATAGGCAAGAGTGTTTTAAAAATTGTTCCTAGGTTATCGGCCCCTACTCCCACAGCCGTAGAAAACAAAGCTGATAATTGGTATTGCTCATTCAGTTTACCAAAAGCAAGTGTTAAAGCATTGGAGGCTTTAGTTAGCCCTTGTTCAAAAGTGGGTGTAAGAGTTTTAGCCCCATCATTAATTTCTTTTTGTCTCTTAGCTAGTATTCTAAATACTTCTGCAGTAGAAATAGCTCCTGCTTCTGCCTTCTTAAATAAATCTCCGCCATATTCTTGTTTTAATAGTCTAGCTACAACGGCGTTTTGAGAAATAACTGATCTCAAATCTTGACCGCGCAATACTCCAGTAGAGAACGCTTGCGATAACTGAATCATCGCATTTCTAGTCTCATCAGCACTTGCTCCAGAGACCCTAAAAGAATTTACGAGTGTTTCTGTGAGAGCTAAAAGTTGATTTGTGTTTGCCCCAGTATCTTTAAGAGCTACAGAGAAACGATTGAATACACCAGAAACATCAGAAAGAGATTGATTAGTTCTACCTGCTAATCCTATCAAACCATTTAGGGCAGTGTTTGCTCCTTCTACTCCCCCCGTAGTAAGTTTCAATCTGTTGTAAAGATTTTGAAACTCATCACTCATGTTGGCCATTTGTCTAACACCTAAGTAACTAATCCAGGTTCTAAAAGCGCCCGATAAAAAACTAACATTGGTAGAAAGAGATTTAATATTTTTATTCATTGCCCCAGTTGATTGGGCAATACTATTTAGAGCTTCTTTAACTCCTGGGGCATCAACTCTTACTACTATCTTTTTTACTTGTGTTGTCGCCACTAGAGTTTCCTTCTTTTGTTTTTACTTCATTTGCTTGTAACTCTAAATACACATTATCCATACGCCTTATTAAAGAGGCAAATTCATGAAAGTCCCCGTCTATATTGTAAATAATAAAGTAATCTGAGATTGCAGTAAAGGGAATCGCACCTACTCCCATACCTACTGATCTTGAAGTAGATAATTCCCTAAACGCATCGTGGTAAAATTCTAGGCCCTTAGTGTTAGGCTCAAGATCTTCAGCTTTTTTTATGAAGCCCCTATTTAAAAGATCGTAATATTGTCCCGTCTTTAAAGCATCGCGCCACTTCCAAGCCCATCGGATGTAACGCTCTAAGAGTTTCCCACGTCATCTTTAAAGTTGTCTGCATCCATTGCATATTTATGCACAAATTCAAATAAGTCTGGGAGATCTTTAAATAATTTTAATGCATTTTCTCTACTGTATGGAATCTCTTTACCTGACTCATCTAAAATATTTCTCCAGCCTACTAGAGAGATGTCCAGAAAAATTAAAATATTTAACTCTAAACTTTTTGAAGGCGACAATAACCCCATTTCTAGTTGTCTAGCGTAGGGTTTGTGGTGGGCCGCCATTGCTGCTTGTACCCTTGGGTTAAGAGGAGAGAACCTTCTAATTTTAAATACTACGCCCTCTTTATCTTCAGGCTGATCTTTTGGTTTAATCTCTAGCTCAACGCCTTCCTCTTCTGTTTTTTTATTTGTTGCAAAAGTACCGTGTAAATTTGTTTTCATTTTATATTCCTCTCAATGGTTAAAAAGTTACTAAATAAAAACTCCCAGTCAAGATCAATGTCATGACTGGGAGTGTAGTGCTGTTTGAGAGGGAAATTATTATTAAGTAGGCGCTCTGTAGATTGTAAGAGATGATTCTCCGTTATCTCCTACTTTACAGCTACCTTTCATATCCATAGAGATCTCTTGGTTTTGACCGCCCGAAGCTGGGTCATCAAAAGAGACTTGAAGTGCTGGGATATAAAATCCATAATAGCCGTCTACGTTTTTAACTAAGAAGCCGATAGAGAATGGGGCCTGACTTAGTTTCTTAGCAAGCATATCCCAGTTAGCGTCTTTAAGATAACTTGATAGAGACGCAGTAATAGCCGCTGTACCTGGAGAATAATCTTGAGGAGCTGATCTACCGATACAATTTTGAACTGTTAAATTGTTATTGATAGAGAGGTCAAGATTTTGCAAACAGAATTGATCTTGCTCCCAAGTATCAGTCACGTTTGTCGCCAAGAAAGGCATATCTACTGAGCCGTTCATTGAGTTAGTAGATGCCTGATCATCAATGTATTCATTGTAAGAAGCAAAATCAGCCGCTAGTTCTACTGGCTCATAATCATTGCCCATTGTATCGAATGAGCCTGTGATCAATGCCCCGTATTGAACTTTTAACTCCATTTGGCTTACTAAACATCCGCGATAAACAATTGCTTTATTGGTTAAGTCTAAGAAAGTTTTCTCAATAGTGAGTGACTTCTTAGTTGTACCGATAGAGAGTTTATCACAGATTTGATAGTTAGCCGCTTCAGGAGCCGCAGTAACTACACCGCTTGGAGCTGCTAGAACTAATGTTTGACCTGAGTCTTGAATCTCCATAACCATCGCTACGACATTGTTAGATGCCGATGCAAAGTTAGAAAGAACGATGAAGTCACCAACGACTACGCCCTCATCTTCAAAGTTTCCAGAGCTTCTTTTTAGTTTTATTCCAGAAGAGATGTCGATCTCAAAAGTACCAGATACGGATGAGCTTTGTACCCAGCTATTAAACATTGCTGACTCTAAGAAATCTTCAATAGCTTCTTCTTTTGCTAATTCGAATGAATGACCGCCCTCAACTTTTAACCCAGTTACTACTTGGCCAGAAGAAAGTCTGTCGGTACGAATTTGTTGAGACTCAGTTGTGTCTGGAGTTCCAGAATATTTCTCTGAAGTAAATCTAGCACTTTTGAATTCCCCTGAGCCGCCTGTGAATGTTGCTACTACTCCGTCACCTTCTCCGCCGTCTGCTAAGTTAGTAGCATCTCCGCCTGATGCGGTTTGGAGAATTCTCAATGATTGAGCGTCTGTGATTGTAGGGTTTTTACCTGTGATCAAACCAGTATTAATTAATTGAACAAGGTTTGCAGTAGTTACTTGTACAGGAGTTCCTCCGTTGTTTGTTCCATCGTTAGGAGTTACTGTTAAAACAATCGCAGAAGGACTCCCTGTGAAAGCAAACAAAATAGTATTAGTAGGATTTGCTGCCGGAGCTAATACTTGAAGTGTTAAAGTTTGAGTGTTTCTTTGAGAACCTTTTTTAACACTCGTTAATAGAATATCGGTTGTAAGGTTTAAAGTACCCGAAGCTGCTACCGCCGCTGGGGTCACCCCGTAACTTACTGATTCTTTTTTATAAGCAATCCTTACTAAATTCGAAGAACTCATATCTTGGTTTCCCCCATAAAGTTTTTAAGAGCCTGGCGTAAAATCATAGTGGTATGTAACTGATACCGTCCCTGAAACATATCCTCCCTCAAACTCTAAGGTAGCTCCAGGACCAGTGTTAATCGGACTTACATTTTCCACTACTATAGCTCCTATCCTACGGCCTCTAAAAAGATTCCGCAAGTCTTCAGCCCTTGTTAGTAAATTTGCTCCGACTCCTATTTTAGCAATCGCGCAAATGTGTAGTTGAATTAATCCTGCTTCTCGGTACAAACCTTTTTCATTATCAGCAGCTAATGACACTGGCTCTTCAGAATCTCCAATAAACTCTAGTCCAAGCCACGGCGAGTCAGGGGTAACCCCATTCTCAGCTAACATTTCTCTTAGATCTTGAAACTCTCCCGTCAAATCTACGACATCTTCACTTGAATTGGCCGCTAAAAAATCCTTCACTAAAGTTCTTACTGATGTACTAGACATTTGTTAAACCTCCTGGCTCTATTTTAAAGACTAAGGATGGGTATAGGTATGGCCTTCCAGCCGAATTCCTTCCAGCACGCCCACTTTTAAATGAGCCTGATAGTCCCAGTTCTCCGCCCGATATAAAAGAAAATTTTATTGAAACATTGCGTTTATATTTTGACTGTAGAGATCTAAAGGTAAGTTGGTAGGCCCCATTAGGTACATTAAAAAATACTCCCGTACCAGCTCCCTTTTTTCTTTTCTCCCTACGCCTTGGTCTACTCCTCTGAGCAGTAACCCCTAGTCTCTCAAGTCTTCTAGCATAGGGCTGTATGTTTATAATTCTAATGACATCATTATTTTTTAATTCAGGATTATTTTTTATCCAAACTCTTAGGGAACTCATACTCGTAGCTACTTGTTGGCCATTTAAGAAAACATAGTGAGAAGCTTTATATTTACCCGTGTAAACTTTAGATCTATCAAGTAGTCCTTGGTAAGCATCTATCAATATATCTAAAAAGTTTTGTCTGGCTACGAATTCAATTTGTCCAAGTGGATGGACATATCTTGGACTTAACCCAGGTTTACCGTCTACAACTATCACGGGTGTTTTATCAAAGCCTAATGATTGTTCTTCTCTTAGAGCCTCATCAGCAAAGACTATAAGAGACTCTTTAGTGAAATCTAATAAATCTTTTAGTGTGATTTCCCCATCAAGATCGGAGTCAAGATTAAACTCGGGGGCATTTCTCCCGTTTTGTTCTACTTTTAAAAATACATCTATCTTAAAGGCTTGTGCCATTAATCAGCTCTCACTCTATATGCCATGACTTGCGCCCCTAGATCATGCATCTCCATGATCTCATCTATTGCATAAACCCTAGTGCCTTCTAAAATTCTATCTCCCTTTTTTATTGTTTCACTCCAGGGTAAATAAGACTGTGCCCATGTATCACTGACTGGGTTTGAACTCTCAGTTAGTAGATTATCAGTTACTTGCCCTAGCCCTGTAGCCACTTGAAACCCATAAAATATAATTTTAAATCCTGTGGAGAAATCTCCAGTTACTCCAACATTAGACATAGACGGTAGAGCCTGAAGTTCCGTTTCAATATCTAAAGCTGTAGCATCAAAATTAATATCATTAGTTTCATTTGTTCCAAATTTAAGTTTAAATGTTCCGTTATCAGGTACAGCAGAGAATGTGAGATCTTGAGCAAAATGTCCCTTTAAAGAATCAATAGGTAGGATAAATTCATAGCCCCTTATTGTAGTATATTCAGGGCCATTTAAATTTCTAAAGAAATTAGATGGCATGAGTTTACAAGGAGAATAACTATCTGGGCTCCCAAGTCTTTTTAATTGAGCTGGCCTTGAGTGTATTACTGATAAAGCATTGAGAGCCGTTTTTAGCATAATTAAGTTTCCTCTACATAGCTAAGTTTAACAGTTCCGACTACTGATCTCTCTGATCTCCAATCATCAAGCACATTCGCATAATTTCCAATAATAGTCCCGTATGCAGATTTTCTATCGTTGTTTGCAAGGCTATAGTCGAAGTCAATACTTATAGCCCCTGGGATTGAAACCCGTTGAACGTCGCTACCAAAATTTAAAGCGACCCCAGACAGTTTTTTATTATATCTTTCTGATACCAAGGAATCTAAAACTTCTAGGATTGGAGTTGGGACTGGGTCATATCCGGCATCATACACTACTTCTATTTCATCTCCGTAAAATACTCCCCCATCTTTTCTTGTTATAATCCCAGTAGGTTTATGGATTTTAATATCCGTATTTACATCTAAAGATTCTCCGTCAATATCTATTGAAGTAACCCCAGATATAGGAAAATGAAAAAGGGTTAATCTCTTATTGGCTTTTAAATCTTCTTTATAAAAAGTTTGAGTCCATGAATCTTCTACAAACTTTCTTCTACAGTAAGCTTCGATAACATCAGAGATTAGTGTTATCTGGTTTGTAAGAAAAGCATCGTCATCACTAGTTGTTATTCCAAGTCTTGATTTTACATTTGCTAGAGTGTCTAACATTATATTTCTCCTTGACTATATACTAGTTCAAACTCTCCTGAGTTTAACATCATTTGATAAACCTCTTCAGTATCAAAAGCCTCATATGGCTTACCTGTAAAAAATGAATTAGGTATCTGACTTAAATAGTGCATGACAACGTGGCAACAAACAACGCCTTGAAAAATAAAATTAGGTATCTTAATGCCGACGCGCATTAGTAAACGTCTTAAACCAAGGCTAATGAGTTGAAGATATCCATAGATAGTACCATTAAGTTTATAAGTGTTTTGTACTCTACTGATCTCATCTTGATCTTTATTTTTACGTCTATAGATTTTCATTACTACATTTTTATCATCCAAGTACCTATCGACTGTGTTTATATTTACTTGAACATCTGAAGTCTCACAGCAATAAATTTGGTGACCTATATCTGAAACCAAGAATGAATGAGACCATTTTGATTTCATAAACCAAGCCATGATATTTGAAATAATATTGTCTTTATGGATAAGAAATCCGATATCACCTATTTCTGGTTTATACATTTGGCTCCGCCCAGTCTATTGAGACTTCACACTTTTTACCTGCTTCTGCTGTAGCTTTTTGAGCTGCTATTCTAAAATAAAATCCACCTGGGAGAAACCCGTAGCCGCCTATAGGCTCTGCTTCAGTAACTCCATATTGGTATGTCATAGCCATACCACTCTTAACTATTCCCCTTGTGTGCTGATCGGCTTGCATTTCATCAGCTAGTTTCTCATCATAGTTACCGATAACAGGATAATAAGGTAGTCCGTTTGCTTGCATTGCCTCATCAGGTAATGGCTCTGTAGCCTCTGGATTATTAGCCAAGGCTGCTTGCCATGCTAGTAGTCTGTTTAAATCCACTAGCTCAATATTTTTAACATAATCGCCAAACTCTCTTTCTTTAAACTCAATATCTCCATATGCAATATATCTAGCTGGCTGTGGAACAGGGACTACAAACTCTACAAGCCCTGTCTCATCAGTTTCATTAAATACACAAAATGTTTTTAAAGTTTTATCATTAACTTCACTTGCAGTTATCACAGAGGCTGTAGGTGATTTATTACCATTTGCCTTATAATTATTTTCAAAATCTGTTTGATCACTACTAGGAGGTTCTAGTTTTTGAATAGTGCTACTAACTACCATAGGCCCGTCAAATGCCCATAAATAGTAAATAGCTTCAGTTTCAATATATTGAACTGATAGTTTTCTATTATCTACAAATTGTTTTAAATTATCCCAAGATATATTTATCATTTTTCACTCCAAACTATTGTCATATTCATTGAATTACCAGCAGAAGTAACGGAGTTAAAATTTACTGATAAAACTTCATTTATACCCCGTAATGTGAAATCTTGAATATCATCACTATTTACAATCTCTATTGTTGATTTGTTTCCAATTGTAGTAGTAGTGGGTATGAATAATTTTTCAGAGTACATATTACCCACTAATGTACCCAGTGTAGGGTTTGCGGTATACGATCTAACCACTGCTGTAGCAGCTACATTTTGATTATCATGTGGGACCGCTGTAAGTGTGGTAGACGTGCCGCCAGTGTTAGCTGTAGACCTTTTTAAAATAAAAACAGATCTATTTGTAGCTGTAGTTTGAGTTCCTGTAATAATTATTTTTCTAATTGTAACAGTTTTTGATGCGCTACCAGTAATTGTAAATACATCAGTAGGGGTGTTAGCCATTACAAATTCACTTGTAGCCGAATATGTAGCTGGGTTTGTATTTACCCTATAGATAGGTAGGGGGTCACCTGCAAAAGAGTTATTAACTTGGATAGAGTTTTGATTTATAAAATATATATAATCAATTGCTAGACTTGTGTTACTGCCAGGCCCTGAGTTTGTAGTAATACCACTGTGGATATTTAATACATCATAGGGTCCTGGTACATGAAGTCTATGTGTTGCTACTACTTTGTTGTTTATAATAAATGAGACTTGGTCAGGCTGAACTTCAATGTAATAATCATTTGAACTAGTAGAAGAAAAGTCATTTAAAGTTACAGTAGTAGTTTGAGTGTCTGCTGCGGCTGATGAAGAGCCAGTTACACAAGTAACTTGATTAACAGATGTCCCAGTAAATCTAAAAAAAGCAAACTTAGTGGGAGTTACTACTGTATCCCTAAAACCGACTTCGGTTGTTTGGTTATTTAGTCTTTGAGAAATAGATAATTGAGTTCTTAGAGATATTGGACCATAATCCCCATCACTGAAAATGTATGCGGCTCCTGAAGCACTATTCCCAGTAGCAAGTGTAGCTATTGAGTTAGCAACATTTATGGTTCCCGTTGTAACAACCGCTGATGTCCATATAGATGAATCAAGAACACTACCTATAAAATCATCTCTAAATGTCCCCTCATCAGTTAAAACACTCCCTCTAACAAGTAGTTGCCCATCTGGGTCTGCTTTTAGGGTGCCTAAAGAGGTTTCAGTATACGGGGAATTTGGTGCGTAGTTATCAGTTATACTAACACCAGCTCTCACAGCAGTTTGATCACTAGCCATTGTAACAGGCATAGAGTTTGCCATTGTCTTTTGTCCTAGTGAATTTAATTTCCCGTTAATGGAGCTTAGAGTAGCTTCAGTAGCCGCCCCAGTAGGGAGTGGTAAAGATACTGCACTTATAGGCTGGGTCACTCCTGAGCCATCCACAGGTACTCTGCCTGAAACTAAAGCAGGTATTTTAGTGTCAATACTTGATAAATAAGAATTTGCTGTGGATTGATTTGCTGCTGTAGCTGCGCCAGTAGGGAGTGGTAAAGATACTGCACTTATAGGCTGGGTCACTCCTGAGCCATCCACAGGTACTCTGCCTGAAACTAAAGCAGGTATTTTAGTGTCAATACTTGATAAATAAGAATTTGCTGTGGATTGATTTGCTGCTGTAGCTGCGCCAGTAGGAAGAGAGATTGTCCCAGAAATATCATTTATACTCCAAACACCGGATTGAGATGCATTTACATCTAAGGCTGAAAGCCAGCCAGTGCCATCTGATAGTCTACAGGCAAATGGATTTGATTCAGATACTGCCGTAGGACCAATCCCAGTTTTAATTTCTGTTTGAGGCCAATAGGCCCCCATAACTGATTTACTTAAAAGTAATGTTAGTATTATTAGTTTTTTCATATTGCTCCTAGAAAATATACCATAGCCCACTCTTAGACCTTAAATTTATTGCTGACAATTTTGCATTAGTTATTAAACTTGTCTCATTATCTATCGTTTCAGATATGCTATCTGGCGTAATTGTTACATTAAAATCAGTTAAAAATTTAATAGTAACTTTTTTATTATTTCCTGCGGTGGGTAAAAATATCTCCTGATCAGCTACTGGGTTACTATAAATTATGCAATCATCCGTTGCGTTTACTGTGGCCCCAGTACCATCAATTACAGTAGGGTCAGAGCCTCCGCCCCCATTAACAACTTTTTTAGATATTACATAACTATTGTAGACGTTGCTTTGAGGTAGAGAAATACTGTTTGTTTTTATTTCTGACCCATCAGAGAACTCAAAAATAAAAATAATTTCCCCAGATTTAATTTCATCTATTCTTATATCGGTAACGTAAGGAGCATCTACTCCGTCCTTACCATCTCGGCCATCTTTACCTCTTTGACCTATTACACTTTTACCTGGAGCCCCGTCTCTACCATTCTTTCCATCTTTACCGTCGAGACCGTTTTTCCCATCTATGCCGTCTCTACCTCTTTGGCCACGCGGTCCTCTGGCTCCTCTGAGTGTTAGTTTTTCCTCATCTGATAGATCTTTGAATTTTAATTTAAGAGAATTTTTATCCTCTTCCGTGAGGTCTGAAAAATGCAGTTTGAGTTTTTCCAAGTCCTCTTCCGTTAGATCTGAAAATGTTAACTTTAACGAATTGAAGAACTCCCTATGCTCCTCAAAGTTAAAATCCTTTCCATCTCGTCCTGGAAGTCCTTCTCTTCCCCTGGGGCCTCTTAGTGCATTTATTTCCTCTTCCGTGAGGTCAGAAAATTTTAACTTCAACGAATCAGAAATAGATTCAACGGCTTCTTTGCATAGATTTTTAATTTTATCTTCATACTCAGAAAAATTAAAATCTTTTCCGTCTTTACCTTTTTGACCTTTTAATGAATTTATTTGCTCTTCCGATAGATCTTCAAACTTTAGTGCAAACTCTTTAGCCCAGGATTTAATAATTTCTTCATGCTCTTTGAAATCAAAATTTTTTCCGTCTCTTCCTGGCTGTCCTCTTTGGCCGCGTGGCCCTCTTAATGGAGAATTATCTGGGAGATCTTGAAATCTCTCTTCTACTTTTTTTATAAGTAGTGCAATAAGGATTTCCTGTTTCAATCAATTCCTTACTTTCCGCCTGTTAAATATTTCAAAGCTGCATTCTCTAATTCACTTGTTTTCGGCTCATCCTTTGGTTTTGATTCATTTGGTGAAGTGGCAGGTTTTGTTTTTTGTTTTATATCTGCATCTATTACTTCATCCAATCTATCTACTGGAGTGAAATTATTAGTAGCTATATAGTAATTATCTCCCTCCTTATAGGCTGGCATTCCCTCTCTAGCTCTGATTTGATTGGGGGTAATTGCTCCAATAGACATCATTGTCTTAAAGTAGTCCGACCTAGATTTCATATCTCCACGGAAAATAGAGTATAGATCAATATCTGTATATCTATCACCAAAGCGATTACTTAAAATTTTTACATCGGCCTCCATTTCAAAATTAGTGGCCCATGTGTCTAGGGTATCAGTAGCTACTTCTAAGTTTGCTTGCTCTACGTTAGAGTAGGTAGCTGCTTGTGTATCAAAAAGTTTTGTAGGAGGTAGTCCTAAAAATCTTGCAATCTCTAAAACCCCGAACTGTCGAGACTCTAGGAACTGTAAAGTTGTCGCATCAATTTTAATAGGGTCATATTTCATTCCCTCTTCTAATACTGAAGTGCCTCCAGATTTTTTACCTCCGTTATCATTAATCCAAGTTTCTTGAAGTCTTTTAAAAGCCTCATCACTTAGTTTACCTGGGTGAGATAGTATTCCAGAAGGTATTCCAGAATTATGAAAAATTCCTGATGCCATTGTATCTGCAGCTAATTGGATTCCTAAAACTTCTCTCCCATAAGCAGATACACCTTGACCTACTAGCCCATCTTTAGTGTGAAAATTTTTAATGTGAAAAATATCTCTAGGTCTAAAATAAACGTACCCCTTGGACTCATCAGCATATCTATATAAAAGACTATAAGAATCATCTCTTATGAGTTCCATTCTCCAAGACTCTAAAGGCCATAGAGCTATTATTCTACCTAGACCGTCTCTTTCGATCTCAGCATAGGAATTTCCATGAATGATTGCATTTTGAGTCATTACCACTCTAAACATAAATGCATTCATTTCAGAGTTTGGAGATAGGTTTAAAAGATTTGATAAAGAGCCTTCAACTATCTCGTTTTTAGAGTCTTTAATATTCCAAGGTAGCTTTGCTATCTGAGTAGAAATATAAACTAGCCCTCTGTTAAAGGCCGCGACTCTCATTGAAGAGTCTTCATCTACTACTGTCTCTCCTCTAACCCAAAAAGCCCTACGGGGACCATAAATAAGTTTCTTTGAAGTTGTAAGCCTTGCCCAAAATTTTTGGAGAAAATTCATTAGTCCCCCGTAGATTATTCTTCAGATTTAATTTCTTCTTTAACTTCTTCTTTAACTAATTCAGAGGGATTTACTTTTGCTTCGGGAAACTCTAGTTCTCCCTCTACAATTTCTCCTCCTCTTTTTAACCATCGCTGAATTAGTCCAGCCCCTTTTATCTCGTAGATTTTATCTTTTTCAAAATGTATTTCATTAGGGTTATTATAAAATTTGTTTTCTTTAAATCTCATTTTTACTACTTGCTCTTTTGATGCTTCAATCTCTTGTTTCTTATTCTTCTTAGACATTACATCTCCTACAGAAAAAACGGGGAGAGCTTTTAGGCACTCCCCGTTATTGGGTTATCTAGTTGTTAGATTCAATTATACAGCCTTGTCGTAAGCTGGCTTGTACTCATGCTCTACTAGAGCAATAACTGACCCGATTTGAGCGCCGCCTGTATCAGCGATATCTAAAGAGATATACTTATAGTCATCAGCTTTAGATAATTGCTCTGCCAATACTTCAAAAACAACTACTGCTTTGCTGTTTGATAGAAGTGCGTGGAGGTCATAAGTATCTTCTGCTACAGATTGTTCAACTTTTGTGAACTCAGTAGCAGCCCCGACTTTATGGAAGTAGGGATTATCAACTTCCAACGCTAGAGGTGTACCACCGGAAGCAGCTATGTGTTGCTTTAAAGCAATACTATGAGCTGCTGTAGTTGTTCCAGCGCCTAGATTGATAATAAAGGAAACGCGCTTAACATCTTTCATGTTAATACGGTTACCAGTATTTGCTGCTGTATTTAAATCGACTGGGTCGATAATACTTTTTGGCACTAAATGCTCGACTAAGAATTTTTCCATTTTATTTTTCTCCTATAAAATTGTTTAAGTTCTTTTAATTAAGCGGCCTAGTCCATTAAACTAGGCCGCTATCAAATTATCGTGCTTCGAGAGTGATAAATGCCGACATATCGTAACTTCCATACTCAGTAGTAACTGGAGAAGTGAAAGGTACTCTACCGTCAAGACGTAAAGAGAATCGGAAAGAAGTGATTTCTTTATCGAAGTGAAGATGAATAGATGTCGCAGATTTAACTCCTGCTGCTTTACGAATCATGTAGTAGAAACTCAAGTCACCGAAGATGATATCGCCTACATCTCCTAGTGCTGGCATACCGCCCATTAAAGGAATCACAGGACGACCCAATAATGTAGCATAAGGAGTTTGATTTAACTGGCCGCCTGGAGCTACGAAAATGTAGTTTCCATCAGCATCAGTTAAAGTGCGTAATGATTCTTCGACTGCTGGGTTGATATACCATGCAGCTTTTGACCTAGAGCCAGGAAACATTCTGGAATACATTTTTAGAACGTTTGCTGAAACTACTGTGTCATTAGCTTGGCCTGATTCTTTAGCTACTTGAACAGTGAAATCAGAATTGATGATACCAGTTGGTTTACCGACTCCATTACCGTTGATAATAGCTTTATTTACTTGATGCATGATTGCTTCAGGAGCTGCTGCGCTGATGTAGGACTCAAGTGCTGTAGCATCGTCGAGTAATTCATCAGTAGCTTTAACTAAAGCAGCAAGTTTTTGTAAACGGAAACCAACTTGTTTAAAGTTAGGTTTACTTTCCGCCATGCTTGCGCCTTCAGCAGTCCAGTAAGCTTGAACTCCGCCGTTCCAAGGCTGATTTTCATCGACATTCAAAGTAAGGTTATTGCTGCTTACTTGAATTACGTTAGTTCTGGACATTAAGGACTCGTCGCTACCTAATTTTTTAAGAATACCAGAAGACATTTCTTCAGGAACTAAGAAACCGCCGTCTTCACCGATTGATTCTTTCATAGTAGCAAGTAAGCGTTTGTCTACTTCGCCTGTTCTACCAGCGTTTTTAACCGCCATAAGCCATGCGCCAGCACTTTCAAAACCGCCCATTTTTTTGGAGCGATCTTCGCCAACTTGAATACGTGGAGCAGAAGCTTCTACGCCAGTAGTCTTACGACCTACAGGAGCTGCTTTAGCTTTCATTGCTTCTACAGTCTCAAGGGTTTCTTTTTGTTTACTTAAAGATTCGAACTCTGCGTTTAAAGATTCGATACTTTGGATTTGCTCGTCAGTATAGCCGTCATCTCCTGCTACGATGCCTTCTAATGAAGCTGCAATCTCAGCAAGGCGATTAATGATTTTTTCTAAGTTCATTTTACTCTCCTTTTAGTTGTTGTTAGGTACTGCCTTGCTCGCTTGTGAGATGCGTATTATTTACGATCAATACACGAACGAACTTTATTTTTTAAATCATTCAATTTCATCGTAGTCGCTTCAGCTTGTGAAAAATATTTCACAGGCTTCTTAGCAATCCACGGCGAATTTACTGCACTAGCAGCGATAGCTACTGTGTCTTCTGCTTTGGAGTCGACAAAGCCCTTATCAATAGCGGCTCCAGCGTCTAGCCAAGTTTCCTTCTCCAGCATGGAACGAATCTCGCTCCTGTCTAGCTTAGTTTTCTTAGCGTAGATTCCAATCATTTGTTCTTCGACATCCATCAGCCTATTAACTGTGTTATCGAAATCCATTCTATTTCCTGCGGCCATAGTCCAAGGGAGATGAATCATGAATAAAGCTCCTTCACCCATGATTATCTCATCTCCAGCTAGTGCGATTATTGAAGCGATTGAAGCTGCAAGGCCGTCAATGTGAATTACCTTTTTAGCTTTGTGTTGTTTTAGACGATTGTAAATTGCAATACCGTCAAAGACATCTCCGCCAGGGGAATTAATTCTTACGTTAATTGTGTTTACTGTATCAGGAATTTTTTTAAGTTCTTCAGAAAATTGTTTAGCGGAGATCATGGAGCCATCGCCCCACCAATCTTGTCCAATACCAGCATAAACAATGATCTCGGCTTCTGTGGCCGACTTATTCATTATTCTTAGTGGACTCCCTGCCTGGTGTCCTTTGAAAGCTAAAAGTTTTGACATGATATCCCCTTAGAAAATATCTTGGGGAAATTTTATAGAATTGTAAAGTCGTTAATTATGACTCACTTCGATGTAATTTGATAAAGATGATAAACATACGGGCCAAAGTAGAAAGTTCCAAGCCAGATATCATCCACTGGAATATCATGCCCTGTTCCAAAAACTTGAAAATGGAACTCTTCAGTTGTGGTAAGATCGGTTACCTCTGCCCATAAATTTGGGGTATCACCCTGGAATGCAACCGTTAGAAATTTAAAATCTTTTGGGAGAAATAAACTAAACTTAGGACTAAGCATTGAGAACGGATATTTGAAAACTCTTTTTGTGGGAGCTAACTCATATTTCATAATTTTCTTATTCCCCGAGTCTCATAGACTGATGTCTCTTCTCCGCTTGCAAGCCATCCAACTAGAGCCAATAGTATTGCAATCACTGGGTCAATTTTCATCTTCTCATGGGACTTTCTAGGGAAAACATTCCCATTATGATCTTCTTTAGCTACAACATTTCCTATACACCAACGTAAAAGTTTAGAGCCATTATGTCTGACTTTTCCTTCTCGAATTAAAGTATCTAATTTTTTCATGGGCTCAGATAAGTTTCCTGTGTTCATTGGAACCTTCACAGCCTCAATAAAGTCACTCAAATTTTGAGCGGTCTCTGTAGCGTTCCAGGGGTCGTACAATAATTCCTGAACTCTAAAATCTTTTATTGATTGTTTTATTTGATCTTGAATTTCCTTATAATTAATTGCGGCTCCCTTAGTTACAATAAGGCTACCGTCTTCAATACAGCTATCGTAGAAAGGGTTATTTTTTTGCTTTACTGTATCTTCAGGTAGAAAACTTTTATCGAAGATATAATAAATATCTTTCTCTTTAAACACATACCCTATGGAAGTGATGTCAATATGAGACGCAAGATCTAGTCCAATCCTACAATATTTTCTTTGGAAGTTTTCTAATCTCAAAGTTTTGTCTTCACATTTATCCCAGGATTTTAAATCATAAAAAGCATTAGCCTCTGAAATCCATTGATTCATGTGTTTGATTCTGATGTTAGCTACATCAGAAGGGGTTACCATTGCTTTCTCAACTTTAGCGCGAAGAGAGTCTAGGTCTACTGAGATTCCTAATCCTGGGTTTGCTTTAATCCAAACAGACTCATCTCTCCAGTCATCTTCATCGTCTAAGGTATAAACTGCTGAGAAGAAAGATTCGTCTTTGGCTTCTCCTGTGGCCACTTTCTTAGCGAATAGGGTTTGGAAATATCCTACAGAATCCACGTCATCTCCAGCAGTAGTAATGCACATGAGGAGAGAGTCTTTACGTTTACTCATGCCGGAGTAAATAACTTCAAAAACTTTTCTTGCCATTGCATGAAGCTCATCGCAAATAGCTAAGACATCTTTTAAACCATCAAGACTTCCATAGTCGGCAGACATAGCTCTAGCTATTGAGTTTGATTCTTGATGTACGATTGTATGAGCTAAAACTTTGGTGCCAGTTTTCCTTAAGAAAGATTTATTTTTATTTGCCATCGCTCTAGCAGAATCTAAAACGATTCTGGCTTGATCTCTTTTAGTCGCTACAGTTGAAATGTAGTTTCCGTTTGGAGAATCCAAAGATAAAAAATATAAAAGCATTTGGGATGCCATTGTAGAGTTATGAGTAGGTATATATTGATCAGTTATTAAAAAAGTTTTATCTGGAGAATCTACTTCTATGCAAAACATCATTTGATCTTCTATTTTTTCTACTTTTGTAATGTATCTCTTATTACAATATCTTGGCCTCCTTTTTGATCTATTATCTTCTTTTGCTCGAATACCGAATATACTTGGTCTTGAATAGGGGGTTGAGAAAGTAACATAGTATGCGCTACTTTTTCCGTTTTGATGGGTTGTGTTTGTTTTTCTAATTGTTGACTTATACCCTAAACTGCCTAGCAATCTTCTAATCCCAAAAGCTAAGTTTGGGTTAGTGTTGCAAAAAGTAAAATTTCCAATTTGTTTAGAACAAGTCCCATCACTATCCATAAGTCCTCTGAGAAGTTCCCGTCTTGTGTCTTCATCAGCCATGAAATATTTTTCAGGGATATGTTTATTTTTTAAGACTCCTATCTCTTTTAGCCAATAAGTTAGGGCTGGAATAGTAAATAATACCGCTTTTCCTTTTCGACTGTGTTCTATTATTTTTAATTTTCTAGCTTTAAATCTACTAACTATTTCTGGGTACTGATCTATATGTGCTGAAAATCTTCCAGATTGACTGTGACCATCCCCAAGCCAATAACCAAGTACATAAGCTAACTGGCAATCGCTCCTTGAGCCGATTACTGGTTTGGCTATTTCTACAGAATGGTTAGACTCTTTACCTATTTTTTGTGTATTAAATATAGACTCCGTATCTTTAACAGACTTTAAACCAAACTCTCTTTCTTTTTTATTAGACGTTACCCATAAATGTTTATCACTACATTCTACAAATGTTTTATCCGAAAAATGTATTCTATACGACTTACATTTATGAGTTTCATTTCTATTCGTAATAGAACAAATTCCTCCAGAAGAACTATAAAGTTTATCGCCTATTTTTAAATCTTTAAAATCAATCAAACCTCTGTCTGGTGTAGGTATTTTTGTATTTAGTGACAACGCCTTAGCATTGCCTCTGGCTACCTCTAAGTGAGCGGTACGAAATCTTCTAAATCCTGTGATCTTGGAATAAAACCCCATGATACACATAAACACCCAACACTGCCAGGGAGCATAGACGATATTTTTTGTGGGCCAGTGTCCTTCTACGTGCTCAAATCTTTGAACAAGTCTTAAATATTTTTCTGCTGCCTCTGGGTCAAAATAAAAATCCGCATCTTTATTTTCGAGATCTTGGAGATATCTTTCACAAGCACCTAAGATGTATTTGTTTGAAACTATTTTTCCAGAAACAATATCTAGGGCATACTGATGCCCCATAGCTACGTTAGGATATTTTATCTTGTCGAATTTCATTTACCATCTCGCCCCTAGGAAAATATATGGACCAATCTTGAAATTCTTTTTCTCGTATCCTCATAGTGCCCTGACTGTATTCTCTCCAGCCATTATTTAATTGGGTACACCAGGATACTTTCAAGTCCACTGCGATTCCGTCGTCTAGCAAGATATCAACAACTTTAATGAAAGTGCAACAATCTCCTCTCTTTTTCCAGAAGGGAGAAATATCGCTTTGAAATTTAGCTATTCCCATGAATCTTCTTTGTTATTATCCGCAGCAAATTTTCCTTTAGCTGCACTTTTCCTAGGAGATAGATTTAACATATCCATATACCTAGCAAGGGCCATTATCGCTTTATTTCTTTCAGCTACTTCTGGGAAATTTTTTCTTTGCTCGCCCATGACTGTAACAGTTCTATAGGTGTAACCATTTTCTAAAATAAAATCGTCTAGGTTTTTTACTTCGACCATAAGTCGGCACATTACTTCTAATAAAGATAGATGAGAATTCTTAAAACTTTCGCGTGAAGTAATATCTTTTAAATTTTCGGCCCAAAATTTTCTAAATAAGGGGTGTCTACTTGGAGGAGGATATTCTAACGAATCATAGTTATCTGTTATCTCCCAGTCAGAATCTTTCTTTCCAGACTCAGTAGAGAATTTTTTCTCTGGGATGATATGTTTATAAGACTTCCCTTTTAGAATACTTGGCTTTCTATTGTCGTTTGTTTCTATGACCGAGCCATCAGCCAGAGTAATCCTTCTCTTAACTGGTTTCTTTTTCTTAGGGACTTCCATTTCAGAATAAATCGGTTTCTTTTTCGGGGCCATCTTTAATTCCTTTTGTTCTTTCATATTCTGCTTTCATCTTTCTCCATTTGAAATCGGAGATACCTTTCGGCCTCATAGGTTTACCGATGATATCTGCCTGATCTCCGTTTAGAGAATACGTTATATCTTTTTTAATTAGCCCATTAATAGGCTTAATCCAAAAATCTTGAATTACACTATCTTCTTCAGCTTGTACTTCAAATACTTTATTGCCCGTTACATCGCAATAGTTTTCAAAGAAAGCTTTGACAGTATTTGGGTCTCGATAATCTTTTGATTCGTATTCTTTTTTAACTCGAAGTTGTTCTTCAACCCTAGACCATAGGAAGGCTTGTTTCTTTTCATCCCAGCCTTTAAATTTCCCACGATTGTTTTCCACGGTTAAAGCTAGAACTGCAATCTTCTGCCATCGGGATAAAGATGTATGGGCAAGTTTCCAATACATAGGTCCCTGATATTCTAGATTAGGCCATTTGCTAACATACTTAGGCCCTATATCTAAAATCCATTTTGCTATTTGAGCTACTAATTTTACATCAAATCTAGGATGGGTGTCATCTAAGCGTTCGGACATATCTTTAATCTCATCCGATGTCATCGCATTTGTTAAAGCTTTAGTGCCTAACACCAATGGAGCAAATTTACGAGAATTAAAAAGGAGATAATTATCTCTAGGATAATTGTTTGATATGACCATAGAGCAAAAGATTTCAGTAGAGCGAGTAGAGTCCTGACCTTTTCTTTCAATCGAGATATAATCATTTTGATATTCCTTCATCCTTGGCTCCATGTCGGGGCCATATTTTAATTCATCAAACCACACAAAAGTATTTTGTTCCATTTGTGAATTGAACTTACTTTGGTTAGCTCCAAAGGTTTCTTTCTTGCCGTCGGCTGAATTTCTTTCTCCGTGAAGCGATCTCATTAAAAGTTTGAGCCTGTTCTTACCGACTCCAGGGTTTCCGCAAAGGACTAAATAAACGTAAGATCTTTTTTTAATGGAAGTGTAAAGCCACGCATAGAAATAATTTCGTTCTTCTTTACTAGGGATAACGTGTTTAATGAGTCTTATAATAAACTCAGGCGGCCTACTAGGTAGATCATCCCATCCATCAGGGTCATTCATTTTAAATAACTCCCAGGCCGATGGGATATGAGTGTTATAATAATTCACGCCCATGCCAGTAGTTTTATCTTTTTCAGTATGGATGCCTAATTTTCTTCTGGGCATATATCTAGGTACAACGGGTCTAGCAAACATAGAAGCTTCAGCAGGACTAATGCCGGATTTGGACATATAGTATTGGCCAGAAGTATTCACATCAATCAATTCATTTTTGTTGGTGCAAAAGAATTTTTTTAGGCCTGGGTCTGTAGAGGCCATATCTATGTTTAAAGTTAAATGGGCTAACTCTTCTGGTATCTCAAAAGAGGGGCCATCAGATATTTCATTAGCCGCAAAGTCTTCTAATAATTTTAATGTATCTGACTTATCGTTTAGAGCATCTATTACTTCTGGAAAATCTTTCCAGTGTTTTCTTAGTTTGGAAAACATCTCCGCTGAAAATTTTTCTAATGTGAATGTCCCTAGGTTTGTTTTTATGGGTCTGGTCTTTTGTGGGTCGAATGAATAGATAGTTATGCCAGTTTTCTCAAGTGCGGATTTGAAGTCACTCATACGGTCCTTTCAGGGTAGTGCTTGCACTTTAGATATTAGATGTTAAATTGTCAACGGTACACCTCACACTTTGTAGTCAAGTCCTTTCTGGGGTAGAATTGCTAGATTACTTAGCTGTGAGGTGTATTTCCAATCTCCCGACCCCACTTTTCTCATTTTAAAACACGGGAGATAGTATTTTTGCAAAAACAAGCCTAAAATGGCCCGAATCCCTACCACTTATATATATCTCCCTATTTTTTTAAAAAATATAATATATAGAGAATACATACTACTTGGGATTACTCTATAGATTGAACTACCCCTTTTTCGGGAGAATCGACGAAAAACAAAAAAACACGCAAAAACCCCTATAAAAAGGCTCTTGATTTTATTTTTCCTTTATGTTACTTCTTAACAAGAAGTACATCACAATCGAGTTAAATTTTTCGATAAATACCCTCAAAAATCACCCTTAAAGTAGCCGACAAAATTAGAAAATCCCATAGTGGTTTTACTATAGGTTTGTAGCAAACTATCGCTGTGGTTATGGTGACTAGAAAAATCATTTGGAGTAAATGCCATCCGCTAGTTACGAATACAAATATTGTGGATGAGCCAGGGAATGCCTCACCTTGGGACTTGTCACCATTTTTCCATTTGTATTTCCATGCCTCTTTTTCATTCCAAAAATCTCCTGATAGTTTTCCATGAGCGGCGGCATCCATAAATGCTTTAGTGATTCCAGAAAGTACAACTAAGATTAATGTGATCATAGAGATCTCCTTTTATTAGGAGATTAGTACAGGGGAATCCAAATAGGTAGACTACCGTAGTTAGTAACGACACCGCACCCAAGTAGCGGTTGATTTTTGTGATCAAAGCCATACGCAAAAGCGTAGTCGGTAGGATTGATGAGACACCCTGTAACCATGCCCCAGAGCCTTAATCCGCCTTCTAGGTGTTCGGCTTCTGTGTTTATGTAGTTCACTCCAGCTTTAGTGTGATGATGTCCTATTGCGAGTGACATTCCTTTATTTAGAGCGCCTTGTACTGCCGGATATTGAGAGCCATATCTATCACCGTGCTCAACTAGGAAAGGATGTTTAGTTTCTACCTTCCAGGTTTTTCTCCATTTCCATCCTGGGGGACAGCCTAGAACTTCTTCATAACGACGTAATAGGACTGCTGGGATTTCAGACTCTAGCGCCTTACGCTGCCAGCGTAGACCGTGATTAGAGATAGCAATTTTCATTTCTGGAAATGCTTCATACCACTCAGCGAATTTTTCTTTTGTTTCTTTTATTTCAGAGAGAGCTGTATGTCTGGCGTTAACATCTTTTTTCCATTGAGAGCCCCAATATTGATCGGTCTCATCGCCTACATTGTAAACATTCTCATCGGGAATATTGTAGAATTTCTTTAGTTCTTTACAAAATTTTAGCGCCTTAGAATTTTCATAGGGGACTTGTAGGTCAGAAATTATGAGGTGATTGCCATAATTATATTGAGAAATAATATTGGCCATTACCTAAAGCATGACAGAATTTTTACATAGGTATAGTTAGAATTTTGTTTTAGGAATTATTCTACGTCAAATAATTGTCGGATTATAGATCTCAGAGGGCTCTACACCCAGGACTAAAGCTATGGCCTCAATCTTATTTGTTTTCTTTTTATTATTCTCTACTTCACTTAGGAACGAAGCCGATACCCCAATTACTTTAGCTAGGTTTCTTAAAGAAATTCCTTTTTCTTTTCTGAGTTCTCTTATTCTGCTGCCGATAAAGTTTTGTTGATATAGTTTTTTTAGGTCATCTGAAATTACTCTATAGCCCGTATCGGAGTCCTTTAAATATACTGTGAAAAATCCTCTGTCTAAATTTATCAAAGAGAAATAGGCAATATTGTCTCTAAAACACACAAAATCCCTAACTATATCTTCGCCGTCTTTGTTGAATATATGAACTGTACCTTTAACTACTTTCATCAGAAGTGGATTACCCCATAGACCTGGAGGATACAAGCTAAAAACATTGTAATCCAAAAGTACATTACAAGTTTGTAGTGCTTAGATTCAGGCGTTACCCAGTTCCAAATAATGTTTGTAATTATCATGATAAAGGCCAGAGGAGTCATGATAAAAAATAAAGATAAGGGTTGTTTCAAAAACTCTAAAGCTTTTTCGAGCATGTTAACCCTTGCTTCAATCTTGGCTCTTTGTTCTGGTGTCACAAAATATCTCCAACTTCATCAAATAATATTTTACATCGTGTGCAGTAATTAATGTCTGTTAAGCCACCGCCGTACCCTTTAATATAAGTCCATTTTGTTTTTGTTATTACAAAAAACCAATGCCACCAAGGGTGTTTAATTTTACCCATTCACTCCCCCTCATTAAACGCGCCAGCTTCTTTAGTTCTTCGATTCGGTTCATACAAACCATTTCCTTAAAAAACGTCCTATAAAATCATTTGGTTGAACCCTTGAAATAAACCATCCTTTTTGTTCACATTCACTGCAAGGGTCAAAAACACCTGACTTTGGTAAATTCTCACTCAGATTATAAACTGCATAACCATTAGTACAAATTGGACAAGGCATGTCGTGTTCTGCAATAGGTGAACCTCCATAATCGTTTATTGTTGGTTTAAATAGTTCCATATTATTTTCTTTCATTCATATCATTTGGCCTTCTTGGATTTTCATTCGAAGGATGAATTTCAATTGCCCGATTTATATACCAAATTGCTTTTTTAAGATCTTCGACGAATTTATTTTCATCTTTTATTCCAGCTCTTGAAATATATTTGACCGCATTGCCTAAATGGAAATTTAGATTCTTGTCCTCAATAAATTCAATTACTTCAATTTTACCCGTGTTGTAATGCTTTGGGTGATTTACGTTTTCACTCATTTTATTTTCCTCATCGTCCTTGGCCCCTAAATAAATATCGTCTCATCACTAGCACAAAAAATACGAAAATTACTATCGATATAACGTCTCTCATATTTACATATCCATTCATTAAATTTATTTAAAACTATCACACTATTCTTGAAGTTGACAACAACTTACCGCTAATTTACATCATTATAAAAACTAATACTGGGGAGAGTTGGTCATAAGTATAGCTTATAGG